TAAATATAAATAATGACAAAGAAAAAGTTTCAAAGAAAATTCATGCACAACACCAGAAGAAAGTTGGCAGACATGGTTCACACAGGAGAATACGAATCCGAAACGAAAGTTGGTTGGACAAAGGGAGAAGAACAACGGGAAGTTGGTGACATATGGGAAGATGAATTCCACAAGTACGAAAAGAAAGATGGATTCATACTTAAAACATCCAAAAACTCAGACGCATTCCAAGAAATACGAGATTTCGTAAAACAACAAACAGAATGTAAGAATCCAAACTGTAAAACCATCAAATTCTCAGATAACGATAAAAAGTTAGTAAAGAGAACCGGATATTGTGTAGAATGTTTAACAGAACAAGAACATAATGTACGTGTAAGTGGTTTATGGTCAGAATATGAGAATTACAAAATTTGGACTCGTATGATAGTAGATGGAAAACTCAGACTCGAACAAGTAAAACAATCACATGATGAACTCAAACAAGATTATGAGTATATCAACGAGGATGGTTCAACAGAAAAATGGACAATGCCCGATCCAGTAGACGAGGTAAAGAAAAAAATGATGGAGATGATAGAAATCGGAAATAAGGAAATTTCTGAAATCGAGGAAAAACGAAAAATCGCCTTTGACAAGTTAAAATCAAAAAATCTTGAACACCTTCTCTAAAATAACAAAATGGATAACAGATAATTTAACTCTTATAGTTATCTTGGTTCTTATTGGTGTAATTTTCTTCCAAAGAAGTTGTACCAGTAAGAATCCAATACTTGATGATCCAAACATCGTAGTAATAAACAAAAAACATTACGAGTACCTTAAATCATCACGTGATACCATATATATTACAGAAACTTTTTATTACAAAGGTGATCCAATCCCAGGTAAAGAAATTTACGTACCAATACCAACCGACATCGACACACCCGCAATTATTCGTTCTTATTTCACAAAAAGACCGTATAGTGAAATCGTAAACATCGTAAACGGTGAAAAGAACTTCGGAACTGTAACCGTTACAGATACCGTATTCAAAAATAGATTATATGGAAGAAAATATGACTTCGATTTAATCATTCCAGAATACCAAACAACAATCGTAGTAAAGGAATTGCCAAAAAGACAATTATTTCTCGGTGGTGGATTGAATTTCGACAATACACACATCATAAACTCGATTTACGGTGGATTATTGTACAAAGATAGAAAAGAACATATATACGGATTAAATCTTGGAATATCAACACATTTTGATCAATCAATTACCCCTTATGTGGGTGGTTCAATGTATTGGAAAATTTCTTTAAAGAAAAAAAGACCAATATATCACGAAGTTAGTAAACAATCCGCACAATTCATTTTAGATAATATGTAAATGGCCTCATTAAAAGACATTATAAAATTAGAGTACAAAAAGTGCTCACAAGACCCGATATACTTTATGAAAAAGTACTGTATGATTCAACATCCAGTACGTGGGAAAATCCCATTTCATTTATATCCATTTCAGGAGACAACTTTAACCGATTTAAAAAATTATCGGTATAATATCATCCTAAAATCCCGACAAACTGGTATTTCAACATTAACTGCGGGTTATGCCCTTTGGAAAATGTTATTCGTATCAGATTACAACGTTTTGATTATTGCAACCAAACAGGAAGTTGCAAAAAACCTTGTAACAAAGGTGAGAGTGATGAATCAATATTTACCAAGTTGGTTAAAACAAGGTACGGAAGAAGATAATAAACTTTCATTACGTTACACCAACGGTTCTCAGATAAAGGCAATTTCTTCTGGAGCAGATGCAGGACGTTCCGAGGCATTATCACTTTTAGTATTTGATGAAGCTGCATTTATCGATAGAATTGAGGATATTTGGATATCATCTCAATCAACCTTATCAACGGGGGGATCGGCAATCATTTTATCAACACCAAATGGTGTAGGTAACTTTTTTCATAGAACGTGGGTAGAATCAGAAGAAGGAAAGAACGAATTTAACACCATACGATTACATTGGACGTTACACCCTGAAAGAGACCAAGTTTGGAGAGATAAACAAGAAGTTTTACTTGGTGCCAAAGGAGCGGCACAAGAATGTGATTGTGATTTCGTATCATCTGGGGCAACCGTAATCCCACCTGAGATTTTAACATTTTACAAAGAAACGTATTGTCAAGAACCAATCGAAAAAACTGGTATCGATGGGAATTTGTGGAAATGGGAATATCCTGATTACAATAGAACGTATATGGTCGTAGCCGATGTTGCACGTGGAGATGGAGATGACTTTTCTGCCTGTCACGTTATTGATGTAGAATCAGCCGCACAAGTTGCTGAATATAAAGGAAAAATGGGAACAACTGATTTCGGAAATTTCTTAGTTTCACTTGCAACCGATTATAACAACGCACTTTTAGTAATTGAAAACGCAAATATCGGTTGGGCTGTAATTCAACAAGTAATAAATCGTGGATATGGGAATTTATTCTATATGAGTAATGATTTAAAATACGTTGATACAGAACGACAAATGAGTAATAAATATAGAGCACAAGAAAAGGGATTAAAGGCAGGATTCACAACCTCTACACGTACCAGACCCCTAATTATCTCTAAATTAGACACTTACTTCCGAGAAAAATCAGTAACAATACGAAGTACTCGTTTAATAGAAGAATTATTCGTATTTATTTGGGTAGGAAATAAGGCTCAGGCAATGAGAGGGTATAATGATGATTTAACGATGTCTTTAGCAATCGGATTATGGGTACGAGATACTGCATTACGATTATTACAAGAAGGAATTGACCTCACTCAATCAGGATTAAACGCAATTTCCACAACAACCCAACCATCAGGATTTTACGGTGGTGGATGGCAAAGTGATGATGATCAATGGACAATGAATGTTCAAGGTCAAGAAGAATCATTAGAATGGTTACTCGATATGCCGAAAAAAACACAAAATAAAAATTAACTATATTTATAAGATATAGTATATAACTATAAAAACAACAAATGGCAGATACTCAATTTTTCACGAGATTAAAGAAATTATTCCAAGCAAAAGCCGTAGTAACGGTAGATGATGATGGAAAAAGACACGTATATGATCCAGACGATAGACAAGTAACAAACTTATCATCATTACGAGATAGATATACAAAGGTACAAAAATCCTTTTACGAAATGGCAGGTGGTGCTCAATCAATGGCATACCAACAAGTTCGTAGAGAGGTTTTCCGTGATTTTGATGCAATGGATAATGATCCAATCGTAGCATCGGCACTCGATATTTATGCAGATGAATCCACACTTAAAAATGAATTTGGTGATATCCTAACTATACGTTCAGATAATCCACAAGTTCAGGAAATGTTAGAAAACCTATTTTACGATATCTTAAACGTAGAATTCAACCTTTGGCCTTGGACACGGAATCTTTGTAAATATGGAGATTTCTTTTTAGGACTTGAAATCGCAGAGGGTAAAGGAATAGTAAATGTTACCCCTCACTCAGTATATAATACAGAAAGAATCGAAAGATACGACCCTGAAAATCCAAATGCAGTAAAATTCAAAATTGAGGATGATCCGGACATCAAATCCGAGTACGACAACTTTGAAGTTGCTCATTTTAGATTATTATCAGATACAAACTGGTTACCTTATGGAAAGGCAATGATTGAAAACGGTAGAAGATTGTGGAAACAACTTTCTCTTATGGAAGATGCAATGCTTATTCATAGAATTATGAGAGCTCCCGAAAAACGAGTATTCAAAATCGATATCGGTAACATCAACCCAACGGAAGTTGATAATTATATGCAAAAAATCATCAATAAAATGAAGAAAGTTCCTTTTGTTGATAAAACTTCTGGTGATTATAATTTAAAGTACAATATGCAGAATCTAACTGAGGATTATTATCTTCCTGTTCGTGGTTCGGATAGTGGTACTGAAATTGATACTATAAGTGGTTTAGATTATACTGCAATTGAGGATATTGATTATTTAAAAGATAAATTCTTCGCCGCACTTAAAATTCCAAGAGCATATTTAGGATATGAAGAAAATGTAAATGGAAAAGCTACTTTAGCCGCAGAAGATGTTCGTTTTGCTCGTACCATTGAAAGAATACAAAGAACCGTAGTTTCAGAATTGGCAAAAATCGCAATAATTCACCTTTACTCAAACGGTATCACTAATTCAGATATGACAAACTTTGAATTAAAACTTACAAACCCATCAACTATATACGAACAAGAAAAAATCAACCTTTGGAGTGAAAAGATTTCATTGGCATCCGATATGAATGACTTAAATATGTTATCTAAGGATTGGATTTATGAAAACGTATTTAATATGCCGGCAGACGAATCTAAAACCCAACGTGGTAAAATCATAGAAGATTTAAAAGATAGATTCAGACATACCTCAATTGAAGAAGAAGGAAATGATCCAGCAAAACAAGCTGAACCAAATGATGTAGAAGAAAGTTTATCAAATATGAAAAACGAACTTCGTGGTAAAAAAGACGAGGGTGGTAGACCAAAAGAAGGTAACACATATGAAAAAGACAAACACTCATATGGTAGAGACCCGTTAGGTGATAAAGAACGTAGATCAGCACTCAAAAATCGATTCACAGAATCAGAATTGAAACAAATGATTAACGGAATTTCTTCAAAAAAGAATGTAATAAACGAAGATTTATCTATGTTAGATGAATCGAATATAATCGATGACGATAAAAATTAACGAAACATATAAATTTTTATATTTATATGAGAGGATTTAAGTATATCAAAATCAGGATATTAGACAAATGAAAAAAATCAGAAAAATAAAAAATTCGAAGTTTAAAAACACAGGATTTCTATTTGAATTGCTTACGAAGCAAATCACATACGAGATACTGAATAACAACCCGAAAGAAATTGCCAAGGAAATCGTAAAAGAATTTTTCAACGGTAGAACCGAACTTTCCAAAGAATTGAAGTTATTCAATTTATTGATACATGAAAAGTATAATTCAGCAACAAAATCTGAAAAATTTATTGATGCAATCGTAGACGCACATTCTAAGTTAGACGAAAGAAAACTTGGAAAAGAAAAATACAATCTGGTAAAATCTATAAAGGAGAATTTTGAGATTTCTCAATTTTTATCATCACCTGTCACAAATTATAAAGTTTTAGGATCAATCCATAAACTGTTTGAGGCAAAAAGATTGTCAGTAACAGAAATAAAAGATGTATTCGATTCAAAATATACTTTAATTGAACACATCTCGACAACAAAACAAAAGGAATTACAAAAGAAAGATGTTGTAATTGAAACATACAAAAAACAAGAAAAAGATTTAAGATTATTAACTTATAAAATCCTTGTTGAAACTTTCAATAACAAATACACAACTTTGAGTGTAAAACAAAAGAACCTTTTACGTGAGTACATTAACAATGTAAATAATTCATCAAAATTCAATGAGTATTACAAATCTGAAACCAAAAAGGTAATTACAGAACTTGTAAGACTTCACAAAAAGGTGAAAGACACGGTAACAAAAATAAAATTAAAAGAAACCATCAATGTATTGAAAGAACAGAAATTCGGTAGACGTAAAATCTCCGATAGTCAAGTTTCAGCATTAATGATTTCATACGAACTAATAAAAGAGATAAAGAATGTCAAACCAATCCAACTTTAAGAAATTTATAGATGAAATAATTCTTGAAGTTGAAAAGGAACTTGAAGAAGAAACCACAAGTGGTGATGCTGCCGGATATGAAACCCCCAACGCATTTTCAGGTAAAGATTCAAAATCAAAAAAGAAAACAAAAGATGTAGCCACACAAGCTGGTTACACCGTTGTAAATGAGGCACGTCATATTGATTTCGCTTATATTATTAAAAATTTAAAACAATATAAAAGTAAACAAATTGATTTCCCTCGTTTGGTAGATGCATTATCAGTTGATTTGGGAATAAAACAAAACAAAAAGGCTGTAAAAAATCTCGAACAACATTTACATATGATTGGTGATGAACTTGATGATATGAGTCAAAGTGATATGAAAGGCACTGCATCCGAATTATTAAATATGAGATTTGAAAACATAAATGAAGGTATATGGCCCAAATCCGATATTTCGGATTCTTTCTCTATTGCATTATCTACAAATTTGAAAAAATTCAAAAAAGGAATTTGGTACGTAATCGGACATGATTTATATTATAATGACAAGAAAGTTTTAACCATTACTGGTAATGATTCAATTAACGATATTCTTGTAAAACTGAAAAAGAAAAAACTTAAAGAGGTTGCGCCAACCCGTGTAAATCGTTGGTTAGAATTAAAGAACGATGACACAATGCACACTAACAAGAAATTGTCAGTAGGTATGATGAAAATGAGAAACCAACTGAAAGAAGTTGAAAAATACTTAGGGTGGTACAATAAACTCAAAAACGTAAACGAAGTAGAAGCGAATACATATTTCAAAAGAACCGTTTCAAACATTGGTAAAATCAAAGAACGTATCGTTAACATCGCACGAAAAATTCAAGAATTGGAAAAAGATTCTCCAAAAGATGATATTTCAGAAAAAGTAGAAAAAAAACTTTACGATACTGAAAACAAACGTAAAAAGGCAATCCGTAAAAAGGGTAATATTATAACGTTTAAGAAAAAATTCGGACCAACAACCGATTCACATAAACAAATTTCATCAAATGGATTAGACCGATATACAGACAACCAACACCATAAATACATAAAGATTTCAGGTCGTGGTTACGATACTGATTGGTATAATAGTGAATCCGAATTACTTGACGCTATCGATTGGGAATGGATGGAAAAATCACACAAAAAAGATTATTAAAAATATTATGAAATATACTGTAAAATCAATATGTACCGGGTTTAGATTGCATTGTCCAACTTTGACAAAGTTTTCCGAAACAAACCGTAAAAAGTATAATTTAAACGGTACTGGAGATAAAGTATATTTCAACGATTTAAAACAGGCAATGAAAATGGTATCCGACTTTTCCGAATTATCAAATTCAGAAATGGAAACATTAAAAAACTCAGTAAACGAAAACATGAAAATATCAAAATCCAGAGTAAAAGAAATCGTTCGTGAAACCATAGTGGAAGAAAACGAATATCAAGCTTTTTTCCAAAAAGTTTTAAACCAGTACGGTGGAAAAATAAAAGGAATGAGTGATGATGAAAAAAAGGAATTTTTCAATAAAATTGATAATTCGTGGTCATCAAAGGGTGAAAAGCGTGGTAAGGTAAAAGAAAAAGTATTTGCACCAAAATCAAGTCCAGTTCTTGAAAAGATAACAATGAATAATCTCGATTGGGGTAAATCAACCGCTGAACGAAATTCCAACCAAGATAAATACGGTTCTCTAAAATCTGAAAAAGAAAAAAACGATTTTCTTAAAAAATTAAAAGGTGGTAGTATATCTGAAAAAGTAGACACATCTAAAAAAGGTGTATATATTCAACAATACGCAAGTGGAGATTGGAAAGTGAGTGTGAGTCAAGGAAAAACAGATTTCCCTAAAACATTCAACGATAACTTTAAAGATGAAAGTCAAGCAAGAAAATTTGCTGATAAAGTTGCCAAGAACCATCACACCAAAGTTTCAGTATTACCAACTGCTAAGGGTAGAGTGAAAACTGAGTCAAACGAAAAACAAAGTGATTGGGCAGAATATAGTGATATCGCAATATTTACTTTAGGTTCAAAAAAATCTGGAAAGTTCTCAGATGAAAAATTAGAAAAACTTGGTAAAAAAATTGTAGACGATAAGTTCAACGGTGATATCTCAAAGGCTTGGAAAACTATTGTAAAAAACAAACCATTAAAAGAACGTAAATCTGTAAACGAAACAAAATTCGTAGCATTTTACAATCGTAAAAAATATGATGTGGATGGAAAAGATTTATGGGATGCTAAAAAGAAAATAATTGCACAATTAAAAATTCCAAAATCAAAACAAGGATTACTTTCTGTAAAATCGGTACAATCTCAAAAGAATCAAGATTTCAGATATGAGGGAGTAAACGAATCAAAGACAGATGATTTATATTCAAAAGAAATTGCAGGTTTAACCGGAACACGTAGTAGTGCGATATTAGATTTCATTACTAATAATAATATTGATGCAAATAAATTATTTCATTTTATTACTAAGGGAAATCTAAAAGACCGAATGGGATTGGTAAACGCAGTCGTTGGAAATCCTGGAAATAAATATTTCAAAGCCATAACTTCAAAGTTTGGTAAAGTATCCGAAGAAAACAAACCTCGTTTACGTGAAATGACTAAGGCAAAAGCAATAAAATTAGCAAGAGAAATTACCAAAAAAGACAGAGGAATTGTACAACACGTAAATAAACAAGGTGGGGGTAGTTACGGAATCGATGATTGGTATGATGCAGATAACACAGTTGCATCTTTTGTAAATGGTGAATGGCAATAATATAATAATTACGAAATGAAAAAATCACGTATAAACGAAATAATTCAAGAGGAAATAACAAATGTTAAATGGGGTCGTACTCCACTTAACGAATTAAACGAACCCCTTGATGAAAGAGAAATAAGAAAGATTATACGTAAAGAAGTTTCAGCAATATTTTTTGAATTATTCAAGAAAAGAAAATCTTGGGGAGCATAACAAAACTATAAAAAGAAATGAAATCACTACTAATAGAAACCTTATTATTTGAGGGAAAACTTAACGAAGATGAATCTGGTAGAACCCTTGTAAAAGGAGTTTTACAAAGAGCAGATGCACCAAATCAAAATGAACGTGTGTATCCGAGAAGAATCTTAGAACGTGAGGCAAAAAAATACGAACAATTGATAAAAGAACGAAGAGCACTTGGTGAATTAGACCATCCAGATAGTTCTGTAATCAATTTAAAGAACGTATCGCATAACATAAAAGAAATTCATTGGGAAGGTGATGATTTAGTTGGAACAGTAGAAATTCTACCAACTCCATCAGGAAATATTCTTAAAGAATTATTAAGAGCCGGCATACTATTGGGAATCAGTTCTCGTGGTATGGGGTCAGTAACTAACCGTGGTGGTGGGGGAGTTACCGTAGGTGAAGATTTCGAATTGATAGGATGGGATTTCGTTTCCAATCCATCAACACACGGTGCATTTATGACACCGATGAATGAATCAAAAATTCAAGCAGCACCAACAGTTTGTGGAAAATTCTGTAAATCTCAGGATTTAATGAGACAAATTGTAGAAGAATTAATTTAACAAAATGATAAAAGTTAGTAAAAAAACACGAAAGATATTATATTACATATCATATACTATTATAGGTATTTCTTGTTTATTTCTTTTATTTTATTAACAAAAATTTGGTAGGTATATTTATTTTTCGTATATTTACATATAAACAACAACAATTATGAAAGAAGCACAATTAGAAGATGACAACACCGGTGGAGGTGGTGGTGGTGGATCATCAACAGGAAATCACCCAAGACCAACATACAAAAGTACAGTAACAAGAAATGCACTTATTATCGTAGGTGTAATCGTAACAGTTGCAATAGTAGTTGCTTGTATTTATAATTAAAAAATAAAATAATCATGGCAAAACCATTTAGCATACAAGATTACCTATCCAAAAATAATTGGAAAACTGGTGAAATAGAAAAAGAGGTTGGTGACACTCCATTTAAGGGTGGAAACAATGACATCCGGAAAACTAATTACGATGTAAATATTGTAGATGGTAAGCTCGACTTAAATACTCATAGAACGGTATTAACTGAATCAAATATAAATGAATCAATGACTATTACCGATTTCGATGATGTATTTCGTGAGTTTTACGGATGGATATCTGATAATTCGAAATATATGGATGATTCAACTTTATCAGAACTTAAAAAGGCAATCCCTTTTTTAGATAAAGCTAGAAAAGTTGAGGCAGATATGCATGGTGTACGATATTCAAAACAATCTGTAAAATTATAACAATGATAAAATTAAAAAATATTTTGAACGAAAGTGAGGAATCACACAAGTTCAGTACCGATACAAAGAAATCATTCTTAGAAATTGTTTCTACATACAACAAGTATCAGGAAATGATGGACAGAAAATCCGATATCACAAAAATCGCTGAGACTTTAAGTGCAATCACGGATGCCGCTCAACAATTGGCAGTAAATGAGAGTGATGACTGGTTCGATAAACACACCGTAAAAAGAAATATGAGTGAGTTGAACAAACTTGGTGGACAATTCTCAAAAATCGCCAAAGAAAGTTCAGTTCTTGACCAAAGAATGACCGGTCTTTACGAAGATATGGGACATATCCTATCTCGTTATTACAAAATCGGTGAAATTACAGAGGATGAAATGAAATCCAGACTCGGTATGACAAACGAATCCAAACTAAACGAAAGAGCTGACCTTGTATCAACCTGGAAAAATAAACTCGGTGGAACAGTTGATGTTCTTAAAACTCATGATTCATATGTGTTAAAATTCAAATCAAGACGAGGTACAATCCAAAAGGCAGATGATTTTAAGGATACAACATCTGATGTTGCATCTGAATTAAAAAAATTGGGATATAAAAAAATCGATGAATCCAAAATAAACGAATCCGTAAATACTGATAGAAATTATGATGTATTATCGAAACGTATCCATAAGGATATTGTATCATTGATGCAACATTCGAATAAAACTGATAGAAAGAAAGCAAAAGAATTACATGATATTTTTCAACAATTTGTAGATTGGGATGAAGCAGTATCATTAGATGAAATGGTGCGAGGTGAAACTTATAAAGTTGTAGGAGATGGAAAAACAATTTATGGTGATTTGAAAAAATCAATAGCATTAAAATTGGCAGCAAAAAAGAAAGGCTGGAAAATCGTAAAAGAATCCAAACTAACTGAAGGAGCCGACCATATCTTATTACAATCAATCGATATGATGATTGATAGTTATCAAGGTCATTTTATCAGTAAAGATTGGGATAATCTCGGAGGTGATATCGAATTCGGTACACGTGAATGGAAACAAAAGGCAAAAGGACTCAAAGGAAGTGATAAAAAAACAGTTGCAGACGTAATCAAAGGAATGAACGAATAATAAAAATAAATAATGGTAGAATCATCACTATACGAGAATAAAGGAGACGAAATGTTCGAGGACATTAAGAACGGTGCCGGTTTCGCAACATACGATTACGTATTGAACGCAAAACACTCACCACTTTCCCAAAAAGAAAGACTCCGTTTAATGATTAAATTGGCGAAATCTGGTATATTGGTAGATGACCGTAAAATCAACGGAAGTCCAAAAGAAAAATCCCAAGTTCCTAAAAGTTCAATAATGAACGTACAAGATTTAGAAAAACGTTGGAAAGATAGAACAAATCCAAACGTAAACGAATCAACAAAACCAAACTTCAACGAATTCGAACCTGTGACTGGTAAATATGATTTTAAGAAACTCTCCGGAATTTCCGATATGGGTTCAAAAATCAACATTTCCAAAAAAGAGTTTGAT